GTAGCTCAACGCAAAGTATTGCTTAAAGATGTAGGTGATGAATGCTTACTAATTAACGCAATGGAATGGAACAAGCGCCGTTGGCCCAGTGACACTTACTATGCTGAAATGGGTCAATCTGCTTATGTTACACGTGCGTTTGTAGTTAGGCCTGTAGAAGATATCTACGATGATTTAGCCTTGGAATTCACAACAGTTACCAAAGTTCTACGGAAATGTAGAATATCTTAACCATACCGCTTGACTCCGATAAGTAATTCATATACAATATATTTTTAACTAAAGGAATGACACAATGGCATTAATGTTTTCAGCTGAACAAAAGGCAAAACTTATACAAATAGTCAATGAGGGCGTACAAGTACTACAAGAAGTAGAAGATTTAAGTGCAGGCCTTAGCGATACAATCAAAGCAGTAGCGGAAGAATTGGAAATTAAACCGAGCTTACTTAAAAAAGCAATTAAAATTGCACAAAAATCTAAATTTGGTGAAACAAATCAAGATCACGAAACTGTTACTGATATTTTAGAAACTGTTGGCCGTACACTTTAATTGAAAGCTAACTATCACAAAACTATTAAGTTCATACAGCATGATTGGAATAGTAACCCATTTAGACTTACAATGGAAACTATTAATTGGGCGTTAAACTTTGCGGTTGCAATGACGTTTACATTAACTGTACCTAATGTTCCGTTATTAGTAGTGTATCCAATGTTCTTTACTGCCCTATCTATTAGTATATATTCTGCTATTAGCCGGGGTAGTTTTGGTATTTTAATAACAAGTATAACTATATTTTTAATCGATTTAGTGGGCTATTACAAGCTATTAGTGTTATAATAAAAGAGTCGTACACTTTACGTACAAGCACAAGGTTAACCGGCCACAAGCGGTAGGAGAGTAAATGAGTTATGTTGACGCACTGTTTGACAGGGCAAAAGATCGTATTTACGTTGTAGAAAGAAAAGAAGGCATGCGCGAGTATGTCGAGTATCCAGCAAATTATGTCATGTACATGGACGATCCTAAAGGCAAGTATCGTACTGTATATGACACTCCAGTAAGTCGATTCAGCACTCGTATAGGTAAAGAATTTCATAAAGAGACACGTATTCAATCAGGCAAGCGGATATGGGAAAGTGATATCAATCCTGTATTCCGTTGTTTATCAGATAACTATCTTGGTGTCGATTCACCTAAACTACAAACTGCGTTTTGGGATATTGAAACAGACTTTGACCCAGCACGTGGGTATGCTCCTACCAGCGATCCATTTAATCCTATTACAGCTATATCAGTTTACTTAGATTGGCTAGACAAGTTAGTTACCTTAGTTATTCCGCCCAAGAGCTATAGTTGGGAAACTGCACAGGAAATATGTGACCAATACGAAAACTGTTTTATGTTTGAACGTGAAGCAGACATGTTGGATACATTCCTTAATCTAATCGATGATGCAGATGTGTTAAGTGGTTGGAACAGTGAAGGCTATGATATTCCGTATACTATTGGGCGTGTTACACGTGTACTAAGCAAAGATGACACCAGACGCTTTTGTCTATGGGGTCAGTACCCAAAACAGCGTGAATTTGAACGTTTTGGTGCCGCAAACATTACTTTTGACTTGATTGGTAGGGTGCATTTAGACTATATGCAACTGTACCGTAAATATACCTATGAAGAACGACATAGTTATAGTTTGGATGCTATTGGTGAATATGAGTTAGATGAGCGCAAGGTTGCTTATGAAGGTACCCTGGATCAACTATATAATCGAGACTTTCCTAAGTTTATTGACTATAACCGTCAGGATACTATGTTGCTGGGCAAACTAGACAAGAAGTTACGCTTCCTAGATCTAGCCAACGAACTAGCACATGATAATACTGTGTTGCTACAAACAACTATGGGTGCTGTAGCAGTTACTGAACAGGCTATTATTAATGAAGCACATCAACAGGGCTTAATTGTTCCCAATCGTAAAAACAGAGACGACATGGGCGATACACAAGCGGCGGGTGCTTATGTAGCAACTCCTAAAGCAGGCATGCATGATTGGATTGGGTCAGTTGATATTAACTCACTATACCCAAGTGCGATTCGTGCGTTGAACATGGGTCCAGAGTCAATTATTGGGCAGATACGACCAATAATGACAGACTATTACATTAACGAAAAGATGGCTAATAAGTCAAGTTTCGCTGATGCGTGGGAGGGCTTGTTTGCTACCTTAGAGTATACTGCGGTTATGGAAGGTAAGGAAGGTGTTGAACTTACCATCGATTGGGAAACATCCGGTGAAAGTACTGTACACAGTGCGGCAGAAGTATGGAAGTTAATATTTGACAGTAATCAACCTTGGATCTTATCAGCAAATGGTACTATCTTTAGCTTTGAGAAAGAAGCAGTTGTTCCAGGCTTGCTTAAACGTTGGTATGCTGAACGTAAAGAACTACAGGCTAAGATGCGTTCATGTACAGATCCAGAAGAGATTGCGTTCTGGGATAAACGACAGTTAGTTAAGAAGATTAACTTGAACAGTTTGTATGGTGCCTTATTGAATCCGGGCTGTCGTTTCTTTGATAAGCGTATTGGGCAGTCAACTACACTTACTGGCAGAACTATTGCCAAACACATGGATGCATTTATTAATGAATGTATCACAGGGGTGTATGATCATACAGGCGATGCTATTATCTACGGTGATACTGACTCCTGTTACTTTAGTGCGTGGCCAATGGTTAAAGATGAAGTTGCCGCAGGTAATATGGAATGGAATGCCAGCATTGCTATTAAACTGTATGATAATATTTCAGATCAGGTTAACGAGAGTTTCCCTGCAATGATGGAACGTGCGTTTCATGTGCCACGTAGTATGGGCAGTGTAATTAAAGGTGGTCGTGAGGTTGTAGCAAGTAAAGGTTTGTTTATTAAGAAGAAACGCTATGCTGTACTAATCACAGACTTAGATGGCAAACGTATGGATACTAATGGCAAGCCCGGCAAAGTTAAAGCTATGGGGCTTGACTTAAAACGCAGTGATACTCCAAAAGTTGTACAGGATTTCTTAAGTGATATTTTATTAGCGACACTTACTGGTGTAGATAAGACTGCTATTATTGATATGGTACGTGAGTTTAAACTAGCTTTCCAGGATAGGCCAGCTTGGGAAAAAGGTACACCTAAACGTGTAAACAATCTAACTAAGTTTACCAAAGCAGAAGAACGTGAAGGTCGTGCTAATATGCCTGGTCATGTACGTGCGGCAATGAACTGGAATAACCTAAAGCGTATGCACGGCGATAACTATTCAATTAGTATTGTTGATGGTATGAAGACTATTGTGTGTAAACTTAAAGATAATCCAATTGGATTTACTAGTGTAGGCTATCCAACAGATGGCACCCATATTCCACAGTGGTTTAAGGACTTGCCATTTGACAATGACCTAATGGAGTCGACAATTGTTGATCAAAAAGTAGAAAACTTACTTGGTGTGCTTAAATGGAATATTACAGAAAGTACAGACATTAAGACTACGTTTGATGCATTGTTTAGTTTTGATTAATGAATGATCTACAGAAAAAATTAGATGAGTTAACTACAATTAAAAAGACATTAGTCGATTTAATTGATAGTTTTCAATTTGAAAAACTAGGCAAATTAACAGAATTGCCAAGTTCCAATGGTACACTGTATCAAGAAGTTGCAAACTATTATCAAACACAGCACAAAAAAGTTGCAGATAACTTTGCTAAAGCGCAATCTAATATTAATCAAGAGGTAACAGTTAAAAGTCAACAATGTATTAAGAAAAGCAAAAACTTAATTAAAGAAGGCCAACGTCTAGACATACTGCGTAAGGAAAAAATAAAGAAAAGTCAACGATTAGCCAAAGAAAGTCGCCAGCTGGCTAGAGAAGGACAACTACTCGCCGACACTAAACATAGATTATTGTACGAATATAATCAATTAATAAAAGAAAGTCATAAGTTAAATAAAAAACAATACAAGTTAATTCAGTCACGTCAACGAGAATTAAACATAGAAAATAAGAAAATTATTAACTATAGTATTAGTATACTTCAGGCTGCACTTAATAATATCAATAATAATATCGATAATACTACACTGAACTTAACTGAAGCAATTACTATAGAAAAGATAAACAATCTATGTGCTACCGAAGAGTATCAGAATAAGTTTATAAGCACATACTTACTCCCTAATATAGTACCAGTAGATAAACATATATTAAACTTATCATTACTAACTATTAGAGCGCATTGCGATTGGCATTTTCCTGGACTGCAAATTAATCCAACTACTAGAGATTGGGTTGATTGTATGGTTGCAGCAGATCCGTTGTATATCATCCAACGCCCCGACAATCAGACATTGCCTGCTATTATTAATACTTACCCTAGTGAATACATACAACGATTAAGAGTATATAATATTGATCAAGACTTTTCAATTCTACCTCAGCAACAGTTTGGGTGTATTGCCTGTTGTAATGTTTTAAATTTATATAATCTGTCAGATATTAAAAATCTTCTGGCTACCTATAACACACTATTAAGACCCGGTGGTAAATTAATATGTAATTTGCAATTTTTACACAACACAACTATCAGTGACATTGTCGAAGAAAACTATTTTAACTACACAATTAGATTGATTATACAAAATATATTCAACGATATAGGGTATAGTGTGATATCATTAAATGAAATGTTATCGGATGATGTTATGAACATGTTGATAACTGTTGAAAAATTTGGCATGCTAACTACCACCAAGGCACATCAGGTATTAGGTGCAATTATTGAAAAATAATTTTACCATATCTCTTGCATTTTCTAAATACATCATATACACTAAATTATAACACTTTATTAGGAGAACTACATGCGTGATCATTTATTAGACATCGTTAAAAATACGTACGGACTGGGTATCATTGACCTAGTTAAGGTAACAGGCACAGACACAGAAACAACAATTGAAGCAATTGCTGAAGATCGTAGTGTTATTGTACAGGCAAAAATTAACAATCCAGTGCCAGAGTTTGTTGGTACATTTGGTATGCCAAACTTGGGCAAACTAAGCACTATCCTTAACATTCCAGAATACAAAGACGATGCTAAGATTTCATTAACTAGACAAGATCGCAATGGTGAATCAGTTCCAGTGGGCCTACACTTTGAAAACAAAGCAGGCGACTTTAAAAATGACTATCGTTTTATGAGTTCAGAAATTGTTAACGATAAACTTAAAACAGTTAAGTTCAAAGGTGTTAAATGGAATGTTGAATTCCAACCAACTGTTGCTAACATTTTACGTTTGAAATTCCAAGCAAGTGCTAACAGTGACGAAACTACGTTTACTGCTAAAACAGAAGGCACAGACTTAAAATTGTTCTTTGGTGATCACAGTAGCCATGCAGGTAACTTTGTATTCCAAAGTGATATTGCTGGTACATTAACCAAAGGTTGGTCATGGCCAGTTGCGGCAGTTATTAGTATTCTTAATTTATCTGGTGATAAAACATTCCGCATCAGTGACGAAGGCGCGGCGCAGATTACTGTTGACAGTGGCATGGCAACTTATAATTACATCTTACCGGCACAAAGCAAATAATGATTGATTACTGGTTAAATCAGTACACTGCTAGAGGATTTGTTCCAGGTGGCATGTTTGTCAATGGTACTGTAGTTTATATCCCAATTCCAAAGAATTCTAGCAGTTATATTGGTAAACTGATGTTAGCCAACAATTGGAAAGTAGCTAATTTCTTAAAAAGTAATGTAGCTAATAAGAAGATAATTGTAGTATTACGCGATCCTGTTAATAGATGGATTAGTGGTATGGCACAGTACCTTTGTTCAGCGATAGTCAGTCAAGGTCATACAGCGGATACTATTATCAATAGCTGGAACCCAGTAATGGAATCGTTGATATTTGATAGAGTAATATTTGACGATCATACCGAAAAACAACTATACTTTATTAATACAGTACCAAAAGAATCATGCGTGTATTTTAACAGTGTTCACGGGGTCGGCGAAGTATTACAAAAATATTTGCTCGAACACAATATTAACCTAAATATTGATATAGATATTGATTTAGAAGATAATATACAACATCAAAAATTAACGAAGTTTCTTAAAACTCTATTAGATCAGAATACTAAATTAGTTAATAGACTAAAAGAAGTATATGCAGATGACTATAAATTAATCAATGAGGTAACATTTTATGATTAAAAATTTAGATATTACTAGTCCGCATTTGACTAGTAGCGCATACAGCACTCCGTACATTAACAACAATGGGCAGAGTGCTGGTACTGTGCGCTACAACACCATGACACAACAAATGGAGGTGTTTGATGGTGTTAGTTGGATTAACATTAGTCAAAATGCTAGTATTGGTCTAAGCCGGACTGCTGACGAAGCTATACGTTGGGCTCAGGAAAGAATGCACGAAGATCGCGATCTTAAGGCTAAGATGGAGAAATATCCAACACTTAAATCAGCTTACGAACAATTTAAGATGATAGAAGTGTTGGTCTACGAGGAAGAAAAAAGTGGCACATGAAATAGATAACTTAACAGCAAAACAACTAGACTACGCAGTGTTCTTACCAGCACTTAGTGGTTTTTATGCTACTTATGTAGGCAAGCAACGTTTTCCAGACCCTGTAAAAGGTTTGTATGTCGATGCTGCAAGGATTCCAGTAGACTTCGAAAACGGCATTGAAGGATTAAACTGGCTTAATCCGAGTGCGGCATACTTTCCCTACCATTGGAGTTTATATTCAGCAGGGCATGCTGAGTTAGATGTAAACAAGCATAGCCCAAAAGAAGATATGGTGCGTAATAGAGATCGTAGTAAATCTTTTATCTTAGGTGACTCGGGTGGTTTCCAGATTGGTAAAGGTGTTTGGGAAGGTGATTGGAAAAATCCTAACTGTCCAAAAGCACAAAAGAAACGTGAACTAGTATTAACTTGGATGGACGCATACATGGACTATGGTATGTGTTTGGATATTCCAGCATGGGTAGCTCGTAGCCCAGCAGGTGCTAAGGCCACAGGCATTAGTACATACGACGAAGCTGTAGAAGGTACCTACATTAACAATGATTGGTTTATTAACAATCGTACAGGTGCTTGTAAGTTCTTAAACGTACTACAGGGTGAGAATCACGCAGATGCAGACGATTGGTATGATCGTATGAAGAAGTACTGTGATCCTCAACAATATCCAGGCAAGCATTTTAATGGTTGGGCTATGGGTGGACAGAACATGTGTGATGTTCACTTAGTCCTAAAACGCTTAGTAGCCATGCGCTACGACAATCTATTACAAGAAGGTATACATGATTGGATGCACTTCTTAGGTACTAGTAAATTAGAGTGGGCTTGTTTGTTAACCGATATCCAACGTGCTATTCGTAAACACATTAACCCTAATTTTACTATATCGTTTGATTGTGCAAGTCCATTCCTAGCGTCAGCTAACGGACAGATATACATTCAAACTGAAATTGAAGATCGTAAGAAATGGGTATATCGTATGGTTCCTAGTGTTGATAATAAGAAGTACGCATTGGATACACGTAAGTTTAGTGATGCTGTATTACAAGATGGTATTTTTAAGAACTTTACAGATAGTCCTATTAGCAATCGTATTAAGATCAATGACATTTGTGTCTATCACGATGGCGTGCGTAAAACTGCTGCAGAATTAAACGGTGAGCCATTTGATGTGACTAACCAAGATCATTATACTACACCGCCTGCTCTTAATAAGATTAACAAAGTTGGTAAAACTTCGTGGGATAGCTTTGCTTATGCTATTCAAATGGGTCATAATGTATGGAGTCACTTGACCAGTGTACAAGAAGCTAATCGTCAATATGACCAAGGTGTAGTACCAAAAATGCTTGTACAAGAGTCGTTTGATCGTGTATACTTTAAAGATGTAGTAGATAGTATTTTTGCCGCCGGCACACGTGCAGAAGCAGAGCAGATCATCGAAGATCACAGTAAGTTTTGGATGCAGATTATCGGCACTCGTGGCGCCACTGGCAAGAAAACTGTTAATGCTAGCACTATGTTTAATGACTTGTTTGAAACAGAAGAAGTTGAAGAACATCATATAGATGACAGCGGATTAGATGAAGGCAACTTAGATAACTTAGAAGCAGGATTGGAGGACTAGCATGGACGCAGATAAATTACCTCATCATATTGCACAGTTAGAAGAAAAACACCGTGTAATCAAACAACAAATTGCCGAAGGGTACACGTATTATTTAGATGATGCACTGCTAGGCAAAATGAAGTTAGAAAAATTAATAATTAAACGTCAACTCGAAGAAGCAAAAACAAAACTCAAGGCACAATAATGAAACGCGAATACACATCAGGTACAGCAGAAGCAGTAACTTTCTTTGTAGGTGACGAGATCGAACGTACACCTGCTTATGGAATGAAAACATTATTTGTCGTTGGTGTGCATGAACCACAAGATATTTTAGATCTATTGCGGACTAAATTAGCCTATAGTGTTGTTACCCATATCTACTTTGGTGCTAATCAAAGTTTTAATCCTGCAGGTACTAACGATACAGCAACATGGAGGAAACCTTGGGAAGATATGATCTATGTCTTACTAGAGAATGACTATTGGTGCACTTTAGATTTAGATGTGCGTGATGTAGAAGGATTGCTCGAAAGTGGCTTAACTGAAAAGCGTAGATTCATTCCACAGATTTCGGTAAAATTGCCCTATTTACAACAGCTAGGATATAATGCTACAATTAAGTTAGACGATGTAGATTTTAACGCAACCAATCCAGGTGTGTGGTGTCATAAACTTAACACCCTGTTAGATGAAAACAAATTCACTAACTGGGATCAATATGGTAAAGATGAGATTATTAAATGATACAAGCAGAACGTGAACAAATAGAACGTATTAAACTACAGGCAAAAAAGAAAATATGGGTTACTTTTACTAAAGAAGGTATCCATTGTTATCCCGATGCCGCTGTAAACCCATTACTTAAAACTGGAGATCAATATGATGTTTCGTTTCTTGCTAGTCCTCATCGTCACATTTTTCATTTCCGGGTGTCAATCGACGTGTTTCATACCGACAGAGACATCGAATTCATCCAGTTCAAACGCTGGCTTGAAGCCCTGTATGTGGGCGGTACGTTAGAATTAAATTATAAGAGTTGCGAAATGATCGCAGATGATTTGTATTTGCAAATCGCTACAAAGTATCCCAATCGCGATGTTTGGATAGAAGTATCCGAAGATGGCGAGAACGGGTGTTCCGTTGAGTACAATTGTACTCGTCCTATGCAGTCTGTCACTATTTAAGGAGAATTTTCCGTGGCAAATCCAGTTTGGCTTAAAAAGTATCTTACTATGAAGCCTGAAGTAAGACAAATCTACAACGATTTAGATGCATGGTGCAACTACTGTCGTTTCCACATGATCAAGTATGATGAGGCTGATTTATATGTTAGCCCAGCTTACAAAGAATGGCAGGAAAAACGCAAACGTCGCGAACAATGGCGTCAACAGCAAGGACATGCCCAAGGTTATCAAGGACGTAGATAGTATGACTGTCTACATCGTTGATTTAGAAGCGGTGGATACAAGGTACACGGGTCAATGGAAGACTCATGTACCCACGTTGCTTGAAGATCATGGGTACGAAGTATTTGTAATTAGCGGCCCTCATGATATTCCTAGTGCTACTACTCCTGGCGCTTTCCTTAACTTCGGTGGTACTAACATTTACAAAGCCGCACAGGTTGAGCAAATGGCTAGACTATTCACTGAAGGTCAAATTCATAAAGGTGATCACTTCATCTTTACTGATGCTTGGCATCCTGGTATTATTAACTTAAAGTACATGAGCGAGCTGTTACAGATTCCTGTAACTATACACGCATTATGGCATGCTGGCAGTTATGATCCACAGGACTTCTTAGGTCGTCTAATTGGTAATGCTCCGTGGGTTAGACATGCAGAGAAAAGTTTCTTTGCGGCGATTGATCATAACTACTTTGCCACAGACTTTCATATTAATATGTTTTGTGCTAACTTACTTAACGATGGATTATTTGAAAATCCATGGGCAGAAGAAGATAAAACAGATATGATTGCTGGTGGCAAGATTGTACGCACAGGTTGGCCTATGGAATATATGCCGAATACTATTAGTCCGTTTAAGACTGAGAAGCGTGACTTAATCTTATTCCCGCATCGTATAGCACCAGAGAAGCAGGTAGAAATCTTTAAGGATCTAGCGGCTGCATTACCACAATACGAATGGATTGTCTGTCAAGAGCAAAACCTAACTAAAGAAGCATATCATACCTTACTAGGTGAAGCTAAAATGGTGTTCAGTGCCAACCTACAAGAAACACTTGGTATTAGTATGTATGAAGGTGCGTTAGTAGGTGCTATACCTATGGTACCAAACAGACTAAGCTACGGTGAAATGTACACTGGGGATCCGTGGGCGTATCCAAGCGAATGGACTGAATCGTTTGATAGTTACTTAGCACATAAACACGAATTATGTGATAGGATCGTTCATCTGATGGATAATTATGATAATTTCAACTTCCGTCTAAATATCTTAGCACGTACCTTATCTAAGAACTTCTTCTCAGCAACTGAATTACTTAAGAACATTAGATAATGTCAGCATTTGATCCAATATACCAGTTTGAACGAGCATTAGGT